TTTTGTTCTTTAAAATATTCATCAATTTTATTTTTATTAAATAAATAAAAAAAACAGATATCAAAATTTGGATGTTTTTTTATAAATTTATTTGTATCATTATCAATATTGTACATAGTTTTTGGCACACTAACATCTAATATTTCAATACCAAAAACATTTTTAAATGGTATATCAAAATTAACAACATAATTATTTGGATTGGGATGTTCTTCTTGATTTCTAAATTTACTATCAACTATAAATGTATAATTCTCTTTAATACTATTTTGTTTCATATAATCAACATCTTCGATTGACATTATAAACTTAATAAAATAATATAAAATATATTTTGTATTATTTAATATAGACACTTTTATATATGTTTGATATACAACATATTTATAATAATCATTATAATAATATAATAATTATTGGTGACATACATGGTGATTTGAAAAGATTAAAAAATATATTACTTCATGAAAACATCATTACAACAAATTTAGAATGGATTAAAAAAGATATTATTGTTATACAATTAGGTGATCAAATAGATAGTGCAAATAGAAATAGATTCATTAATGAATGGGAAATTATTAAAGATATTGAAGTTTTAAATTTTACAAATTTATTAAATAAATTGGCAAAAACAAAAAATAGTTTATTTATTTCAATAATTGGTAATCATGAATTAATGAACTTTTTAGGAGATTTTTCTTATGTTTCTAATAATAGTTCATATTCAGAAAGACAAAATAATTTTCAAAAAAAAGGTATTTATAATAATATGTTAGCAGATAGACCTATTGTTGTTAAAATAAATGACCTTATTTTTTGTCATGCTGGAATTACTAAAAATCATTTAGATATCTGTGATAAATATAATAAAGATATCTTTTATCTCAATAAAATATGGTATAACTTATTAACTAATAATACAGATAAACAAGATATAGAAATTATAAATAAATTAATACTTGATAGTGATGGTGTATTATGGACTAGAGAAACACAAGATAAAGAAGATCTAAATTATATATTAAATAAATTAAAATGTAATTATATGTTTGTTGGACATAATACTGTTGAAAATATTACATTACATAATAATGTATGGTATACTGATAATGGTATTTCTAGATCATATGGTAAAGAAAATTATCAATATATAGTAATTGATAATGATCATAATATAAATATTAGATCTTTATAAAAAGTACATATTTATAAAATAAAATTAAATTAAAAATTAAATTAAAAAAAATTTAAAAAATATAAATATGTACTTTTTTACACATAATTATTTAAAATTGGTTTAGGTAATGTATTTATAACATTATCTTTATATTTAAATATTAATGGATGAAATATACATCCTAACATTTCCGCCCATAAAATTGGATATTTACTACCATTATTACCAAATGAATCTCTTGGATTATTAGAAGGATATTTTTTCAAATCTTCTAATTTTTTATCTAATAATAAAATCATATTATCATACCATTCATTTGTTAATTTTGTATTTTTTTTACAAATATACGAACCATTACCTACTAAATAATTATAATTTAGACCTCTTACTGGACTTCCTCCGGGAATTTCTTTATATCCAATTATCCACGCATCACTTTTATATAAAATTTCAAAAGAATTTTTCCAAGAACCTGTTGTTTTTTTTATATCACAATATCCTCCTCCATGAAAATTCATAAAATATGTTCTTAAATAATCACTTTTATGAACAGCACTTAAATATTTATATGCTGGATGTAATGGATGTTTATCTAATATATAATCATCTAAATTTTTTTTATCAACAAATATTATATTACATTCTGTTATTTCTTTCAATTGTTTAATACTATTTAAACGATTTTCAGTAATTATATTATCATCGGTCCAAAAACAATAAATATTATTCATATTATTTAAATTATAATTTTTTTTTATATATAAAAAAATGAATATTATTATTTAATAATTATATTAAATATATGTCAGAGTGTTACTCAGAAAAATTAGATGAAATATTAGAAAATAAAAAAAAAGAAATTGATATAATTTATAATAGGAAATTTGAAAAAAAAATTTTAGAAAACGATGATGAAAAAAAAGAAGTTTTATCTTATGATGTCAAAAAAATTATTGGTAAACAAAAAACACATGAAAATAAAAGATTATTAAAATCAAAAGCACATCAAAATAAATTAGATATGGAATTAAATAATATTTTAGCAAATACTGATAAATTATGATTTTAAAAAATCAAATATAATTTAAAAAATGATATTTGATTTTTTAAAATCATTTAAAATGTTAAACTATATAATATGTAATTATCTCTTTAAAAAAAATTTATATAGTAAAAAAATGTTAATTAATTCTAAGACCGACAGTTTAACTAAAAAAATGAAAAATTTAAATACTAAAATTATTTTTAAAAATAAGGATGATTATTATAATGATAATACAAGAAATTTAGACAATTTATTATATAAATATATTAACTATGATATCAGCTTGGATATAAATGATTATAATTTTTTAAATAACGAACATATAAATAATGAATTTATCAGCGATAGAATTAAATTATTAAAACATAACAAAATTTTATTAGACAAATTAATTAAATTTCCATATATTGAACAATGTACTGATAAATGGTATGAAATTAGAAAAACATGTCTTACTGCTAGTGATTTAGGCGAAGCATTATCAAAAAATAATAATTTATTAGCAAAAAAAAAAGCAGGTGTATATATTGATAATACAAATTTTCAAAGTATTGCACCTTTAAAATGGGGAAATATGTTTGAAGATATGGCAATTAGATGCTATAAACAGATTAATAATAATATTCCAGTACATATATTTGGTATTATTCAAAATAAAAATATTGAACACTTTGGAGCTTCTCCGGATGGTATTACAGATTTAGGAATAATGGTTGAAATAAAATGTCCATTTTCAAGACAAATTAAAAAAGATTTTATTCCGGAGAAATATTATTATCAAATGCAAGGACAATTAGCAGTTTGTAATTTGACTGAATGTGATTATGTTGAATGTGAATTTAAAATATTTGATGATGATAATCAATATTATGATTTTATTAAAGAAAAAAAATATGATAATAAAAATTTTGGTATAATTGCTGAATATTATGATAATTCTATACAAAAATACTTTTATTTATATAGTAATGAATATTTAAATAAAGAAGATTGTATTATAGATATTGAAAACCAAATTAAAAATACAACTAATTCTAACTTACAATTTATTAAATTAAGTAGATGGGTATTAAATAATATATATATACAAAAAGTAGAATTTAATAACGAGTTATGGGAAACAATACCTCCTAAAATTAATGAATTTTGGGAAAAAGTAGAAAAATTTAAAGATTTACCTATTGAATATAAAGAAACTAAAAAAAAAATAAAATTTATCGCAGATTCATAAAATTGTTATTCCCTTTAAAATGCTCTATATCTTTTTTATACTTACATAAATTTAAATAATATAATAATAATATAATCATAATTAATATCAATAACATATTAATTTTGCCCATTTTATATACTTAATAAAATATTATATTTTAATTATTTGTACTTGAAGATACAAGATCTTCTTCGGGTATCCCTAAATTTACTGCTGCTAATAACAATTTATCAAATTGATATTTATAATTTTCCAATGTTTTATTTTCTTTATCAAATAATTGATTATTAACATCCTTATCTGTATTATTTAATCTATTATATACTTCTCTTTGTAATGAAGCTCTTTCTAGTAATTCATGTGTTTTTCTTGTAATTGTATCTATTTTAATATTAAGATCTTCTATTTTTTTTTCTGTATTTTGTTCATATACTTGTAAATTTTTATTATTATTTGTCATAATTCCTATATTATCTGTTAATTCTTTTGATAATTCTGTATATTTATCTGAAAATTTTGTATTTAAATCTTTATAATTCTGATAATCCATTTTTAATTCACTAATTATTTTACTATTATCATTTATTTTTGTATCCATATTATTTCTATCTGTTTTAATTTTTTCTAATTCAAATTTGACTTTATTTATATCTTCAATTCTTTTGTTATTATTATCTTGAGATATTTTATCCATATTATTACTATATTTAAAACTTGTATCTATCCATTTAATATAATCATTTAAATATAATAATTTTGAATTATCATTATAATCTTTTATATATAAATCTGAGACATTTAATTTATTACTATATACATTATCATTTTTAATATATAACGGAGAATTATAATTCTCATCACCGCCTAAATATATTTCATTGTTTTTAAATTTTGTCATTATTTGATTTTTATCATTTTTAATTTTCATATTATTTGTTTTAATATTATATTCATTATCATTGTCATATTTCATTTCAACACAGTCTTTGTCTTTATTACATAATACTAATGTATCTACTGGATTCTTACTTTCTTCAACAAATTTACCAAATATTGATTCATAATTTGTAAATTTTTTAGTTGTATTATCTATATTATCTTTATTTTCATCTATATCTTTTAGTAAATTCGAAAAACGATTATATGTTTCTTCTTTATATTTAATCATATCATAAACATCATTTTGTAATTGTTCAATATTTGTTTTTATACTTGATATGTCTTTTGTTACATCATTATAATTTTGAAAAGTTTCATTTATACATTTATATTTATATATAATTATAAATAATATAATTAATATTGATGATATTATTAGTATATTTTCTAAATAATACATATAATTATTCTTTACTAATAAATAATATTATTTTCTTTACTCAATTTCAATAATTTTTAAATCTGTTCTCTTTATATTATTACCACCTTTACTACCTTCATACTGATTACCTTGTTCTCCATCATTATCTTCTTCATCATCATTATCTTCTTCATCATCTTTATCTTCTTCATCATCTTCATCGTCATCATCATATGAATCTTCTTCTTCCTCTTCTTCCTCTTCTTCCTCTTCTTCCTCTTCTTCCTCATCTTCATCCTCTTCATCCCCTTCCTCTTCCTCTT